GTCGGAGGGGTCTCTCACCCCTGGGATTTGGTCAACCCGAAAGGGTAAACCAAACAGCGGTATTCCACCGCTGCCAGTTGGTATCCGTTACCAACAACGTCCTCGGTTGATCCCAACAGGGAGCAACTCTGGTCTTCGTTACATACAACTGTTCCTCTTGCCTAGAGGTAAGTTGCATGTTTCGTATGTGCCCTCGTAAAAAGCTCAAATATAACCCGAATGGATTATAGATGCGCCTATTACGAGCAAGATCCCCAAAGGCTAAAAGGTCGATGTGTTTTGTCCTAGGCTCCCACGATCTATATAAAATAGATTGCAGGTGTTTAGAACGACGCATCTCACTAATAGCCCAAAAGGGAACCTTGATTCCGGCATCATGATTCGCCCAGATAGGTACAAACCTTTTCTGGACTGTTCGGAACAGATACTGTGTTGTCCTTGGTAGGAAAACACCGGTCTGTGCCGACCATTCATGAAGTCGGTTTAGCACTACACAGCGATCCTGTTGTGTTTGAAGTGTTTTTACATACACTCCACGCACAGGCTGACCACTAAAGTAGTCAGCCCCACAGGACTCGCGAAAGGGACCTTCAAAGAAGGACTTTCCGGCATTCACCACGAAACCTAGGAGCGACAAGAGGCGACAAACTAAGCGGTAGACTTTAACATCTACTACTATGTCATCGCCAAAGACGCCCCAATTTCCTGGAGAACTGCGTGTGCCACGTACTCTCTCCAATGAGTACATGTCGTACGCCGCCGAAACAACCGACGCGAATATGATAGTCTGCAAAGGGAACGTGAAACCGTTACCCATTGTAGAGACCATATTCAAGTCGACCAGCTCGCCCGAAGGCAACATGGAGGTAGGAGATCGAAGTATATCGAGATAGGAGAAAACTTCTCCTGGCAAGATATACTCCAGCATCTTCACCGACATGCTATCTGAGGCGCTCTCCAAATCAATGGTACCATACCGTTGATTGAGAGAACCTTGATAGGCTAGTTCTCGGTTCTTGTCAGGTTGGGTGGCTAAGTCAATACCGAAGTACTGACGAAGTCTCCTTTCCAGTAGGGCGCCAAGCCCTAATTGAGCATACATGTTTAGTGTAGGCTCAATACAAATAACACGAGAAATATCCCTTTGCTTAGGAACGAAGCTAAGGCGGTTACCCTCAACTAGCATCGGCTCACCGTACTCCTGGTAGCGGAACAATTCCGCATGCAGGAGATCTGGGTGTGCTTGTATACTAGTCCGATAAGCACGGTAAAGGGCCTCACTCGCGACAGATAAGGGCGAAGAATACATTTTTGTGTACTCATCACCCCCAACACTCCCGATCGAAGATCCCGGGCCGCACCTGCCTATTTCAAATAGGTAGGATAGGTTTGGAATCAGACAATCGGGACCTGAGTAGAAGAAGTTATCTAGGTGCCGTTTAACGGTACCGAGAGCTTCTTCCTCCCAGGTTTGAAGCGAGTCTAAACGCCAAGTTTTACACCGTTCATTAACGGATAAAAACTTGCTTAGAGCACGTGCGTCCGCTTCGGGCTCAGTTACATCTACAAATTTCTTGTAGAAGGCTTTGCCTAAGCTAAGACAAGCGTACTCTTTCGGCGTTATATCTGGCCAACTATCAACCGGAGTTCCAGCCTGTAATTGGCTGATGACTTCGGGAGGTAGATGACTAGATAGGTCCTTGAGGAGGGCTTGATAAAGAACGACAGGCTGACGGCTCATATCGTGTCCTCTCAAACGCTGCTGTTGAAGCGGGTCGGCCCTTATCAGTTATTCCGCGAAGAGCGGAAACTGGCAAGAGCTGCTGTATCTGCGACGTTCTCCAACTGTTTTGCAGTTGTAGAAAGGGCAGGTCCAACAAGATACAAAGGGTTCACACCCAAAAGTATCAAGACCCACAGAAACCACGGATTCTTCAGAAGTTTGTCTGAAGCTCTTCGGGGGTTTTCATTAGAGAACACCCGAAACTACCGTGTCCCCAATCCCGGAGCTCGTATTGCTAAGAGCCCCGATGTGACAGGAGAGTGCAGCGCGAACGTCTTCGCTGTCGGTAAGCTCCGCGCCAGCTGGCACCTCCACAACGGTGGTGATCAGCATGACTCGGGTCGAACCGGCGGCGTCCACAATAACACTCTTGCGAGTGATTTGTTTGTAGACGTTCATAGGAGCAGCAGTCGCTCGCCCTTCCGAATCCAGCGTGCGGGTCTTAAGAACCGCAGGCTTGGAAAAGGCTAGGGTGAACGGCGTCGAAGCTCCCGTTGAGATGACACCAGTCTGCGTACCGCCAAGGGCGGTAATCGCATACTGTTTCCCGTTTGAAGACGGGAAAGTGTCAGCGGTCAGGGTATACGTAGGAGACGTAAGCCCCGACTGGGCGGCCCCCGTAAGGGGGGTAGACGGACTCCAGGCCATTGTAAAAATGTCCTTGTTGCACGGGTTGATAAAATCAGAAGCGACGAGTCTTCAAACGGGCAAGCGCACCGATGTTTAGCCACTGTGTGGCGAACCCCGGTAGGCGAAACCTGAACTCCGGTATTGGAACCGAAGAAACAGGCGTCCGTATGACGACTTTAGCCTCTGAACGGTAATCGCCGATAGAGGTTACTTCCCGCAACACCTTGTACTGTGGTTTAGTGTTGGCATTACGAACGTCTACGACTTGGTAAATTCCAAGCCGCCGTTCGGTTCTAATGCCCCATGCTAAGTCCACCTTACGAAGTGCGAAGGAATCGAGTACCTTGCCAATATTGGTAAAGTAATCGATTAAGAACGAGTACGGCACTAGCTCCCAGACGGTCGGAATAATGTTATCAGGGCTAAAGCCCCAAAGACGTTGTTCCGAGGCGTAAGGGTTGCTAGTATCGCATCGCACGGCACCCCGGTATTTGATCTCGACTCTCTGGTCTCCACGAGTGGAGGCCTGGTAGCCGAGACCGCCGGAGAAATAGGAGACAGTATTTCGGTCAAAAGACTCCGAATTAGTAGAGTGATATCCTGTGATCACAACTAAGTTGCGATTCAGAATTTCCTTCCGCTTTTCCAGAGTCTCCAGGGCGTCTCTGACATCATTTATCAGAGGCATCCAGCCGAAACTGCCTTCAAGCCATGTCTGACTCAAGTATCTATTCTTCGATTGGTGGCTCTTACCGGCTCTCCGCTGTCCGCGGAGAATACGGTTATAGAGATCACCTACCTTAGAACGGAGGGCTTGAGCCGGATTCTTAAGCATCCTCAGAGTTTCACGCAATTCTCCAAGCGCCACACCCCCTTGAAAGGAGGTCTGGGAGCTACGGAGTCTCGCGTAGAACTTTTCTCTGGCGATGTTTTCGGCCGTCGTGGTAGAAGTGTCTGCCGGGGCAGTTGGAATTCCTATGTTTCTACATAGGTCTCCCGTGACCAGGCGGTATCTATAGTTACTGGTAGGACTCGGTCCGGTCATATACTCATAGAGCATATAACCTGAAGAAGAGTGAATCGTGGACTGCTCACCCTGAAAGGATGAGCCGGCCTGAATCCCTCTTCGGATCTTGTCCCGCCAGGCAGGGACGCTAGAACCCGTCGTACTATCCTCCCACGAGTACTTCTTCTCAAAAACCGTCACAACAGGCGGTAATTGATTGGAAGTCTGTGTTTGGATAGCTTGAAGGCGTTCAAAGCGTTTCCTGACTTTTGTACCCATAGATATCAACTCCTCTACTTTGGACAGTGGCTTTACTGCCACGGGGTCGGTTTGATGTCGGTGAGACATCTC